TGCTCACATTAGATGTCAATCCAAAAAGATAACCGATGGGATAACGATAACTTTCATAGGCCGCAAGTTGTGGAACATTTGTAAATACAATAGAAATCAACAAATATCCAGTTGCTGACATTCCCATATTGATAACTAAATCAAGTAAAATCAACCATCCATGACCGTTATACTTATCCTTATTATCCTGTCTGTAATTAAACAGAAATATCCAAAATGATGAAAATAATACCAATCCAAGCATCATCATTTCAGAAGTGTTAAATAAATCAATCATATTATGTTACCTTTATTTTCCTTCAATTCTATTAAAAAATTCTATAGATTTTATAAGTTGTTCAATCTGATCTGTATGTGACAGCGATTGATATATAAGTAATCCAAATGTGAATAGAACTATAAACCATAAACATGTGAATGATATTAACACAAGTTTAGATATTAATTCTTCTTCTTTCATTTATCTTCCAATTGATAATTAAATGCTTTTGTATCCTTTGATGCTGGTTTTGCCATTGGTCTAAGCCAAACATAAATTACCATACTGCTCGTTGGTGATGGAAATTTAAAGGTTGGTTTGCCCTTCCTCATACCAATATCATCAGTTGCATTAACTGGATGTCTTGCGAGTTTGCGTTTCTTGATTTCATCACTAACATACTTGTCAAGTTTTCTGTCTAAACGCGTTTCTTTGAGATATTCTTTAAAATTTATCATTTATTCTTCTTATCCTTTATCAACTTTAATAAATCTGTAGTTGATCCAACATACAAATTATTATTAACTGATGCTGGTCCTGTTGGTGCTTTGTTTGTTAATTCTTTTTTAACTTTTTGAAGATTTACCAATTTTTCATTAGTTTCTCCAAGATTTTTAATCAGTTGTGAAGCAACTTCAAAATGTCTTGCATGCTCTGTCGATTTTGCTATTTCTAATAATTCATCTAATGCGTCATGTCCCTTTTCCATTAAATTATAATAATTTTCTCTTGAATATCTATAATCAGTTTTAAAATCCTCATCATCTGAATCTACTGTTAATCTTTTTTCCGTCTTTTCTGGAAGAGTTGTTATTGGGTCTTCAACCAAAACTTCTTGAACTAAATCTTTTATGTCCATGATACATCGTCTCCATCAAGTGTTAAACTAAACCCAAAATCATCATCCGCTGCCGCATCTTCTGGTTTGGGTTTTATTCCAAGAGTTGCGGTTGTTTGTGTTGATGTATTTCCTAATAAATTTACGTCTGTAGATTCTAAATAAAGTGATTCAGAATCTTCAGTTATTACGCTATTAATTGTAAATGCTGTACTACTTTCCAAAAGAAATCTATCTAAAGTACCAATATCCGCATCCGCGTTTCCAGATACATTCTCAGGAACTATTATCTGAAGAGATATTTCCTTAATTGGTTTTCCACTAGTCGATAATTCTGGATACAGAAACGTTTTCATTGTAAATTGCATATCCCATGATAAAGATCTTCTAGTTTCAAAATCTCCGTCATACGCATCTGTATAGTTAACAGAATTTAATATAATAGGACAATCGACCGCAATATCCATTAAAGGTACAGTTTTAATAGTTACTGTAAATTCTGGTGTAAAATTTGGTAAAATCTGTTCAACAATTTGTGCAGCATCTTCTGCATTTTTTGCTAAAATAGCCAAATCAAAAATAAAATTATAAGGAACAGGATTATATTGTGTTCTTAATGTTCCAGATATAGAAGAAGAATTCTTACCAACAGTATTCAATTTTCTTGTTCCATCATACATTATCTGACTCATCATAAACCCAATTCTAGGTAAAATTATTGCTGGAGTTCCTGCAAGAGCGGGATTTGCAATTCTAACCATAAATTTTTGTTTTGGTCCATAAGCAACAGGAATTTTTAAAGTTTCTACTACAACTCCGGATGAATTTACCCTTTTAACTGAAATATCATTAAATAATGAACCAAAAGCAACAACCATTTTTCTGATTGTTTGATGATATGTCGATGTTCCAAACATTATATGTTACCTTCAGAAAATGGATCTCTATCAGTGAAATCAAATATTGAATCACTTTCAGTTTGAATACCTAAATTATTCGCCAGTGGATCTGTTAGAATTACCAGATCATCTGGCACTGCTGTCATAGACCAAGATGCAGCACTTGCTACACCCACAACATCATATGCTGTAGTAATAGTACCAACAATATTTCCAACTCTCAAAGTCTTTGTAGTAGGAGCCCAAGAAAGAACTTTCATCGAAGTGTCTCCATTGCTACAATCTTCTCCTATCGTAAAAGTTCCTTCTCCTGAAGTAAATACCAAGTCCATCGAGTATCCATAATCTGTTTCAATATCGTCGATTGCCGCAATACCAGTATCCATATCCTCATGACTGTACTCAAACGTTTCACAAGTGAGAGTANATATTGGAAGATTCCCCAACTGATAAAATACNTTTTCNTGTTCAACAAATCTAACTTCAAATAATTTATCATTTAATGGAAAATATATTAAATCTCCTTCATATGGTCTATCAAGTCTTCCTGCTATTTCTTCATCTTTCCACCGTCTTTGAGCAACATCTAAAATTACTTGATCTCGTATTTCAAGCCCAAATTGTCCTACCATATCACCTTCACCACTAAATCCATCAGTTGAATCAATATACATTTCTATTATATGTGCAGCTGAAAATTTAGAAGCGACGTCTTCACTATACAAATTATCTACTGCGACTGATGTTCTAGGCAGATAACTTATATCTATTCCATGTATTTTAATCGATTCTTCTACCAAATCATTCAGTAAATTTTGTTCTGGTTGAAAATCAACATTTTGAAAATATGTAGATACTGGCATTTATTATCCTACTGCAAAGTCGACTGGGAATTGATATTTTCCTTCTAAATCTTGTAACAATATTTCTATATTTGATTTAGCTTCATCTAAAATTCTACCACCATCTAAAGTGGTTCCTCCAGGTAATTGTGTACCTTGATATTTAATTAAATTATTTCCCCATTGTTTTCTAAACAATTCTGTAGTGTATTGTTTTAACCACATATCATTAAAAACATCCGTATGTGTAGTTGGATCAACGATTTGTACACATTCAGCAACTAGATAATCCCCCACATTAAATTCCTTAGACCAATCAACATCAACATATAATCTATCCTGATGCCTAGAAAATCTCATTCCTGGTTTCCCACTAAATACTTCTTGAAGTACTCCTAAATGTTGCTGTACTTGATAGTATGATACTATTGAAGTTTTGGTCAAATCATAAATATCATTTAAATATAATTGATATCTAACATCAAACATGTTCTTTGTTGATCCACTATCCAAAGGAAAAACGGCTATAACACCAATAGTTGCCTCTAATAATGTGACGTATGAGTTATCAATATCATCTTGTGTTATTTCGTGTTTTAAAAATGTTTTAATTGTGGCATCTCCATGAAATTCTTGATACATTTGAAGACCTTCTTCCAATCTATCTTCCAGTTGATCCTCTTCAACATTGATCTGAATAACTGGTTTCCCTAATGCCCTTAAACAATATTCTCTTAATTCTGTTCTTGACGCTGGTTGTGTAGCTGACATAATGTTCCTATAACGGCGTTAATATATGTTATATTAACTATTTAGTAAGGTAAGTTTATGGAAATTTTGATTACTGGACACAATGGTTTCATTGGTTCCAATCTCTACAATTATCTTAATTCATATCATAATATTTATGGAATTGACTACCCAAATGACATATTAAATACTGAGTTACCTAAAGTTGATTGCGTAATACATTTAGCAGGTTCAACAGGTGTCAGAGAAAGTCATAAAAATCCTAAAAAATATTTAGATAATAATATAAAAATAACTAAAAGAATATTTGATCATTATAAAGATACAAAAATTCTATTTGCATCCACCTCTTCTGTAAAAGAATTACAAAGTCCATATGCAATATCAAAATATGCATGTGAACTTATTGCTCCCAAAAACGTTGTTATTATGAGGTTTTTTACTGTTTGGGGAGATTATAATTATAGAAAAAATATGTTATATGGACTAGCCATAGAAGGTAAATTAGACTATATTACTGAACATAAAAGAGATTTTACTCATGTATATGAAGTTTGTAGAGCCATTAAAATACTAATAGATAAAGGAGTTGGTGGAGAACTTTATGAAATTGGTCACGGAAAACCAATATCCCCCCTTGACTTTTTGAAAAAGATAGGGTATAATAAGGTGTTACCGTTTAGGAAAGTTGAAGGTGAATCTAATATAACTTGTGCAGATCCAACTAAAATGGAAAAATTGGGATGGTAATTGACTACTTTAAAAATGATTGGAAGCCTAATATGTTAACAGTAGAAAGATATAGTGATAATCCTAATTTATATAGACCGTCTATAGAAATATTTAGAGAAAAAACTTTTCAAGAAGGAAATGAAAGTATTAGTTATAAAAAATATAATCCGGATAATCCAGATATAGAAACATGGATGGTATTTAATGATAACAATGTTCTTATATCAATTAGTGCTGGTGAAAAATCTCATTATACAAATGATCCTAATATAGTATTACGAATTTGTAGATATCATATATTAAAACCTTATCGTAGAACGCATTGTGGATTAATGATGGCTGAATATCAAATACAATGGGCTCGTGAACGTGGATATCAAATTTTATATGTCACACATGATATTAAAAATAGAGCAATAAATGCATTATATCAACGAAAGAAAAAAATGCCGCTAGGAACATTTAAAAAATGGACAGAAGGAGAGTGGTATAAAAAATTACAATTAGAAAAGAATTTTTTATTTAAAACAGGAAGTATGTTACAATATGTTTACAGCATTAGATTATTTGATCCTAACTTTATTTGGAATCCCAAATCAAAATACATAGTAGAAAAAAAACATAATGGAGATATTTAATTTGCAATTAAAGTATCCAGATATACACGTTCTTTTATTTCATCCCAAGATTCATTAGTGGTGATCCCTATTATTAAGTGGGCGTCATCAATATCTTTTTTTGTAACATGCAGTTTCATTGAATTAATAAGAACGGGATTTGGACCAACAGTAATAACTGATTTCTCAGGATCTTCTTGAAAAGTAATAGTAAATGAATTAGAGGTAATTGGAAAATAAATGGCGTAACCTATAATACCCTCGTCAGGGTGTGGTTGACATGTAGCCTCTAAAGAATAAACACGCGTGTGACGTCCCTCCCTTTTATTGTCGAATAGAAAAGCGTCATGTATACTCATTATACCTCCAAATTCTTCTATAAGAGTGGTGTCCGGGTCAAAATCGAATCGAAATTTCGCATCATCAACTTTTTTGATCATCCAGGAATCAATTTCATCAAGCATCCAACCTTTTGTAAAAGACGATAGAATTGTTTCTTTAAGTTCCCCCTTAACCTGAAATCCATGTGTACCATATGTTTGAGATAAGTCTGAATCTGGAATGGCGCTGGTTCCATTCCAGACCTTTTTTACCTGGTCTTGAGTTAAATGATTTAATAATTTTGGTACTTCTACTGCATAATCGTCATACATGAATTAATTCTCCGTTATTATAGTATTTATCTACATCATGCCATAGACTGTTACTCTTTTGTTTAAAGAATAAAGTTATTCCAATGAATAGCCGTTTCATGTATTTATCATTTACCATATGAGGAATTTGACCGTTTATTAAAGTGGGCATTCGATAGCTGTGACTGTATATTATATCAGTATCTTTTACGTTATTTAAAAATTGTATTTCGTAAGTTTGTGGATCTATTGGTATAACAAGGTGTATATATTTATCTATATGTTGTACTAATTTATGTTCAGCAAATTTATGAATTAACCATACTTCCGGATCTTTAGTCATTATATTATGGTTAAGTTTTTTTGTAATATCTATTTTTATTATTCTACTTTCTACACAATAATTAGGATTATTTTGGATTTTAGGAGAATCAGAAAATGGCACATGTTGATTATCTTCCCATATTTTAATTAATTCTGCTTGTGAATAATAATTTTTTAATTCAGGTAGTTCTAATATAAAGGTATTCAATTAACAATCCTTTGTTTAATTATATCATTCCAATTATTGTTATTAAAATATAAAGATATTTGAATAAATTTTCTACCTATTTTTTGGTCAAATGCGGCATGCGGGATTTGTGCATTTAATATTGTGGGCATAGAATATGTGTGTTCATATAAAATATTATCATTATTTAGATATCTAATGGTACAATCTTGTTTTCCGATAGGTAAAATCAATGCGGCGTCACGTTCAAAATCTGTATGAATTCGCATAGACAAATTATTTATTTTTTTAACAAACCACCCTACCATTTCTTTTTTTAAAATATTTTTATTAATAACATCAAAAATGGGAGATGTTGTAAATTTTATACCCTCCATGCCATACGGTTCCCATTCTGGATTATCATCTTTAAGTAAATGTTCATTTTCTTCCCAATATTGAATCAAGTACTCTTGAGGAAAGTAACTATTAAGCTCAGGTATTTCTATAACAAAATCATTAAACATTTAAAGTTACTTCTACTAAGTTTTTGAATTCTGAAAATGTATAATTTTTCATGCCATACCATCTAGTAACCCAATTTAATCTAGGTGCTTTTATTATTTTAACATCATGTAAATAATCTGTATTTAATAAAACGGGTTTATCTATTTTAACGGTTCCCATTTTTGTTAAATTTTTATTTGAATAATCTTCAGGCACTTGCCAATGAGTTTGGTTATGCATAAATGTTAATTTTATATTTTTGGGTGTCTCATATATATTAATTTCTGCAGCACCAAATATAGGTAATAATAAATTATAATGTCGTTGTTTTGCTAGATCTACATGAGCGGGCATATAACCATCATCATTGGAATAATTGAATCCAGTCGCATGTATATCAAATACATCATGTACCTTTGCATGATGATTTAATATTTCTTTCCAATCTTTTCTAAAGCTTTCTTTTGTAATTAACGCCTTACTAATAGAGGTTGTTTCTAAAAATTTTGTAGGTTCAATGGGCTCACATTTGTTAAACAAATCTATGAATAGCTGTTTATTATATTTTATATCAATATATTCTAAAATATCTTTTATTTCTTCCATAAATTTAGCCATGTTGAATATGTTGTTTGAACTCCGGCTTGAGTTTTATCAGAAATGTTTATGTAATTAGATATTATTTTTGCTTCACTTTTAAAATGTTCATAGTTATTAGGAATAACATGTTCCCATGAATCATTAAAACATTTAGAATGCACAACATTTGCTCCTAATTTATTTAATATTTTTATTGTTTGGGGAAAGTGGC